AAATAAAAATGTTTGTCATGGATGTTGGAATTTAATTGATAAAGAATTTGAATTTGATCCTTATGGAGATTGGTATTGGTGTCCAAAACACCAAAATACTAATAAACAATTTGAGTGTCATACATCAATAACCCCAGAACACGTATTTAATGAAATAAAAAAATGGATAAAAAAGTATTAATAACAGGAGTAGCAGGACTATTAGGCAGTCGTCTAGCAGATTGGATTATTGAAAACCAACCAGATTATCAAGTAATTGGAATTGATGATTTATCAGGAGGTTATCAAGAAAATGTTAATCCTAAAGTCAAATTTATTGAAGCTAACTTAATTAATAAAGTTACACTAGCACAAACCTTTGAAAAATATAAACCAAATTATGTATTTCATTTTGCTGCTTATGCTGCTGAAGGATTATCTCCCTTTATTAGAAATTATAATTATCAAAATAATCTTGTAGCTACTGCTAATATTGTAAATGAATGTATTAAACATGATGTTAAGCGTTTAGTATTTACTTCTACTTTAGCTGTATACGGACATGGTTATGGTGGAATTTTTGATGAAGACCAAACACCAGCTCCTATTGATCCTTATGGTGTAGCAAAGTATGCTTGTGAAATGGATATTCAAATTGCTGGTGAACAGCATGGATTAGATTGGTGTATTATTCGTCCACATAATGTTTATGGTGTAAATCAAAATATTTGGGATAAATATCGTAATGTATTAGGGATTTGGATGTATCAATATCTAAATAATGAACCAATGACTATTTTTGGAGATGGTGAACAAACTAGAGCATTTAGTTATATAGATGATAATTTAGAACCTCTTTGGAAATCAGCTGTTTTACCTGAGGCATCTAAACAAATTATTAATTTAGGAGGTATTGAGGAAATTTCAATTACTAAAGCTTGTGAAACATTACAAGAGGTAATTGGTGGTGGAAAAATTGTTTATAAAGAAGCAAGACATGAAGTTAAACATTCAATCCCAACTTGGCAAAAATCTATTGACATTTTAGGTTACGAATATAAAACAGATTTAAAGAAAGGTTTAACGGAAATGTGGGATTGGGCTCAAGCTCAGCCTAAACGTGAACAATTTGTTTGGGATTCTTATGAATTAGATAAAGGAATATATAGTTTTTGGAAAGTATAAATATTTATCATAAATGGCTCAAACTCTTTCTAAAACCAATATAGTAAACGGCAATACTATTCAAGCATCCGATGTATCACAATCTATTGATGCTTTAACTGGAGCTGTAGCATATGATATTACAATATCAGGTTCATTTACTTTTACAGGAGCAACTACAGGTAGTGGGTGGTTTGCTAACGCTGTAAGTAGCTCATTTGCCTTAAGTAGTTCACGCGCTGTAAGTAGTTCATATGCTTTAAGTAGTTCAATTGCTTTTAGTAGCTCATATGCTTATAGTAGCTCAATTGCTTTAAGTAGTTCATTTGCTTATAGTAGCTCAATTGCTTTAAGTAGTTCATTTGCTGATGGTGCTTCTCAAGTTAATGGTCAAAATTATGATAATGGAACAACTGTAGCTCCTGGTAATTTTAAATTTATAGCAGGTAAAAATGCTATGAATACTGGAGCTCTCACTAGTAGTGCTTTTATAGTTTTACAAGGAAAAACATTAGGAACTAATGCTTGGATTACAGCAAACTACCAAACAACTCCCGGTGCACCAGATTCAATAGTAGTAAATAGCATTTCTGCTAGTGGACAAATTTTAATGTCATCTACAGCACCAGGAATTAATGCTACTGTAATATTCACAGGAATTTATATATAAAAAAAAAAAATGACAATACAAGTTTTAACCCAAGAAGAACTTACACAAGTTCAAAGTTTACAATCTAAAAGAGACCAATTAACAATTGATTTTGGTTTTATTGAATTACAAATTCAAGAATTAGAATTACAAAAAGAATCCCTTATTGAACAACTATCACAATTAAAGTTAGAAGAAACTCAAGTCGGAAAAGAGTTTCAAGACAAATATGGTGAAGGAAGTATCAATATAACTAAAGGAGAATTTACTAGTTCTAATTAATTTTTGACTTTCTCTGTAATATTTATTATAGAATAAAATCAATATATTTTTAGAAACATGGCAACATCAACATTAATATCACCTGGCGTACTCGCTCTAGAAAACGACAACTCCTTTATTTCACAGCAACCTGTGACTGTAGGAGCTGCTCTTATCGGTCCTACAGTTAAAGGTCCTGTAGAAGTTCCTACAATTGTTACTTCATATAGTGCTTACCAAAATAGATTTGGTACTACCTTTTTAAGTGGTAGTAATGTTTACACATACTTTACATCTGTAGCAGCTTTTAATTATTTTAATAACGGAGGCCAATCATTATTAGTATCTAGGGTAGTAAGTGGAACTTTTTCTGTAGCTACAACAGCTACTGGATCAGGTACAGCTATTAAAAACTCAGCTTCATTAGCTGAATCTTTAGTTTTAAATACTATTTCACAAGGTTCTATTATGAATAGTACCGGTTCTTTAGATTCAACAGGAGCTCTAACTTCAGGTTCAGCAGATAACATTAGATGGCAAATTACTAACCAAGATGTTTCAGATGGTACTTTTTCTTTATTGATTCGTCAAGGTGATGATAACGCAAATACTCCTATTGTATTAGAAACTTTTACTAACTTATCAATGGATCCAACAGCTCCAAACTATGTATCTAGAGTAATTGGTAATCAAGTAAGATCATATGATTCTAATGATAATCAAATAGTAGTAAATGGTGACTTTCCAAACAACTCAAGATATGTTTATGTAGCTAGTGTTTTAACTCCTACTCCTGTATATTTTGATAATAATGGTTTAGCTAAAACAGCTTTTACTTCCTCCATTCCAGCTAACGCAAGTGGATCATTTGGTGGTGCTCAAGGAAGTTTAAATACTGGAGTAAATGCTAAATACAATAATGCCATTATTTCAGGTGTAACTAACACTCAAGGTTTAACAGGTAGTGATTATAATAATATGTTAAACTTAATGTCTAATGCTGATGATTATCAGTATAATGTATTATTAACTCCTGGTTTATTTGCTTCAGAAGCTCCTATTGGTTCTTCTCAAGTAACTACAGCGATTAATAATTCACAAAACAGAGGAGACGATATTTATGTAGTTGATTTAGTACCTTTTAGTTCAAGTATTAATACAGTAACTACTCAAGCAAACGCTAAAAATACTTCATACGCTGCTTCTTACTGGCCTTGGGTTCAAACAATTGATCCAGATTCTGCTCAATTAGTTTGGGTACCAGCTTCAACATTAGTAGCAGGTGTTTACGCTTATAACGATAACGTATCAGAACCTTGGTTCGCACCAGCAGGTATTAACAGAGGTGGATTAAGTACAGTAGTAAGAGCTGAAAAAAAATTATCTCAAGCAAATCGCGATACTTTATATTCAAATAAAGTTAATCCAATTGCTACGTTCCCGGGAACAGGAGTTGTAGTTTATGGACAAAAAACATTACAAACTAAAGCAAGTGCTTTAGATCGTGTAAATGTTCGCCGTCTGTTGATTTCTCTTAAATCTTACATTTCTCAAGTAGCAAATAACTTAGTATTCGAACAAAATACAATAGCAACTCGTACTAGTTTCTTAAACCAAGTTAACCCATACTTAGAATCAGTTCAACAACGTCAAGGTTTGTATGCTTTCAAAGTAATTATGGATTCAAGCAATAACACTCCTGATGTAATTGATAGAAATCAATTAGTAGGTCAAATTTATATTCAACCAACTAAGACAGCAGAATTCATTTACTTGGATTTCAACATCTTACCAACTGGAGCAACTTTCCCAGCATAATTTTTTAAAAACTAAATATTTATAACAAAACAAATAAATAAATAAAATGGCAGTATTAGATCCAAACGAAATATTTTTCACAGCCTTTGAACCAAAACAGGCCAACCGATTCATTATGTATATTGACGGTATACCAG